GAGTTACAAAAGATTATGGGTAACCTAGTCAATGCCAACTTTAGGATTGGTACGACTGGTACACTAGATGATAGTAAGGTTCATAAGTTAGTGTTGGAAGGTCTATTTGGACCTGTGACCAATGTAACATCGACAAGAGAACTCATCGATAAAGGACAACTGGCAGACTTAAAAATACAATGTGTGGTATTGAAGTACCCCAAAGAAGATTGTCAGGAAGTCAAGGGTGTAACCTATCAGGAGGAGATGGACTATATAGTATCACATCAAAAAAGAAATAAATTCATACACAACCTCGCCAAGGATCAGAAAGGGAATACTTTAGTTTTATTTCAATATGTTGACAAACATGGTAGAATGTTGTATGATAGTATGAAAGAATTAAATAGGAAAGTCTTTTTCGTTTATGGTGGTACAGACACTACAGATAGGGAAGACATAAGAGAGATTACGGAGAGTGAGACTAATGCGATTATTGTGGCAAGTTACGGAACTTTTAGTACTGGTATCAATATTAGGAATCTTCACAATGTTATATTCGCAAGCCCTACCAAATCTAAGATACGAGTTTTACAGTCTCTTGGTCGTGGGTTGCGTCTTGGTGATAATAAAGTTAAAGCAACTCTCTACGATATTGCGGATAATCTAAGTTGGAATGATAAGAAAAACTTTACACTCAATCACTTCATGGAACGTGTTGGATTCTATACTGAACAGGAGTTCGACTATGAAATACACAATGTGGATATCACATAAATAATAATATGGATAAAAAAGAAACAACAGTTAGAGTACCAGTCCCTAGACTTTTAAAACTTACATCTGGTGAGCAGATTATTGCTGGCATGTATATCACAGAGGGTAGTGACTTCATACGTCTAAGTGACCCCTATAAGATTGATTTATATAATAGTGAAATAGAAGAAGAGGCTTACTACGTTGAGGAACGAATGGCACTCAGACCCTGGGTGTTTCAATCTACAGATAAAATCTTTAGTGTCCATAAAAACCACATAATGACGTTAGCCGTACCAAATGATAATCTAAAAGACTATTATAATAATGTGAGGATAAACTATAAGAAAAACTTGGAGCCTATACTCGATAAGAGAAAGAGGGAAGATAGTATGAATAAGATGTTAGACAGAATGAATGATGATGACTACTTTGAGACTTTAGAGTATCTCAAAGGTAATCGAAAGAAGAACTAAAGCATATACTCTGAAGAACCTAACATGGCCCATTATACACCAAGTTGCCAGTTTTGTCAAGCATTATTTTCGAAATAATTTAATTAACTAAACCTAGTATGAGAGGTTGACTTTCGTACTAAAATATGATATAATATGCCCATGAATGTAAAATTAAAAAAGAAGAAGACGGAACATTACGTTGATAATAAAAAGTTTTTAGAAGAAATGAAGAAGTACCATAAGAAGGTGGTATCAGCAAGAAACAGAGGCCATAGAACACCAAGGATTACTGATTACATTGGTGAGTGTTTCCTTAAGATTGCCAATCACCTATCTTACAGACCAAACTTTATCAACTACACATACAAAGAGGATATGATTAGTGATGGTATAGAGAACTGCCTACAGTACGTGGCTAACTTTGACCCAGAGAAATCAAACAATCCTTTTGCCTATTTCACCCAGATAATCTATTATGCTTTTATTCGTAGGATACAGAAAGAGAAGAAACAGACAACGATAAAACAAAAGTTAATAATGAAGGGTGGACTAGATGAGATAGTCAGACAGGAAGGTGATAACACAGAATATCAAAATGCCTACGCTGACTTCTTAAAGAAGAACATGGTATACGAAGAAGAAAAACCAAAAGAAGAAACCAAAGTGGTTAAACGTAAGAAGAAAGAACCTAGGAAACTAGAATACTTTATGGCATGACAAAGATAGCGATTATAGCAGATACACACCTAGGTGCGAGGAACGATAACCCACATTACAGTAAATACTTCTATAAGTTTTACGATGAGGTGTTCTTTCCATACCTAGAACAGAATGATATCAAAGATGTCATACACCTTGGTGATGTGTTAGATAGACGTAAGTTTGTTAACTTTAAGACGTTATCAGATTTCAACAATAGGATTGTGAGACGTTTAGAAAAATATAATGTGGATATAATCGTGGGTAACCATGACACATACTATAAGAATACGAATGATATAAACGCACCAGACGAGTTACTATCTGATTTCTTCAACATCTATAGAGAACCAACTGTTGTAGAACGTGGTGGTATGAAGATGTTATTTCTACCATGGGTCAACTCACAGAATACTGAACGAACAACGATGATGTTAGAACAGGAGACCGCAGATATAGTCATGGGTCACCTAGAGATAAAAGGCTTTGAGATGCATAATGGCCACATATCTGACATTGGACTAGATAAGAGATTGTTTAGAAGATTTGAGACGGTATTCTCTGGACACTTCCACAAGAAATCTGATGATGGTCAGATATTCTATCTTGGTGCTCCATACGAGTTTAACTGGGCAGACCATAATTGCCCCAAGGGTTTTCATATATACGATACAGAGACGAGAGAATTAAAACAGATAAGAAATCATACAACGATACATGAGAAGATATATTACAATGACGAAGAAAACGATTACAAAGATTTTGACTTCGACAAATACAAAGATAAGTTTATTAAGTTAATTGTTGAGAAGAAGAAAGATTACTTTCTATTCGACAAATTTTTAGATAGTTTCTATAAGGTAGATATCAATGATATCAAAGTCATAGAGGACTATTCTGACCTAGACGCTTCGACAGTGGCAGATGATATCGCTGAGAGGAGTGAAGACACACCAACGTTGTTAGATAACTATATCGAACAACTAGAAACAGACCTCGATAAAGACAAACTCAAAACATTGATGAAGTCTTTATACACAGAGGCGGGAGACATAGAAGTATGAGCGTAGAAGAACAGATTAAATCAGAGGTTGCTGATTTTGTGTATAGTAGTGTGCCGTTTGGCCCATTCGTAATGCACCTAAAAGTACCACAGAGTTTGGTTGATTTCTTAAAGACAGAAGGAGATAAACTGACAGACCTATCCGTCAGAGAGAACCTCGCTGGACACCTAGAGAAGGAACACAGATACCCAATAGATATACAAGAGAAGTTTATTAAGATGACGGCTTCAATCTTTGATGGTTACAGGGAATCACACCTGAGATACTTTCAACTTGATAACGTCATCAAACAGTATGACCACGATTACGAAACTTTCAAACCAACGATGGTTCTGGAGAACCTATGGGTCAACTACATGAGGGAGAATGAGTATAACCCACTACACACACATAGTGGTGATTTAAGTTTCATCATCTACCTGGACGTGCCAGATATGTCAGTTGAATTGAAGAACCATGTTGCGAACTCACCACCACCAGGTTGGGTGATGTTTCAAAATGAGTTGATGGGTAACGAACCTACTTGGAAGATAATACGACATAGTTCTCCACCAAAAACAGGACATATGTTCATCTTTCCTGCGGGTCTTCATCATCAAGTGAGTCCATACAAGACACCAGGCACCAGAATAAGTGTATCTGGTAACTTAAAATACACGAACAGAGATAAATGGCCAGGTTACTTCTTTTAATATGATAACATTTGAAACGATAAGATGGAAGAACTTTCTTTCTTCTGGTAATACATTTATAGAGATACCACTGAACCAGAACTCCACCACGCTCATGGTGGGTCACAATGGTGCGGGTAAGTCAACGATACTGGACGCCTTATGTTTTGCTCTGTTTAATAAACCTTTCAGAGAGATAAAGAAAGAACAGTTAATCAATAGTGTAAACCTAGGTGGCACAGAGATAGAACTAGAATTTAGTATTGCCAATAACAGGTATAAGATAAGAAGAGGCATCAAACCTGGTATATTTGAGATATACCTCAATGGTGAGATGATTGACCAGGACGCCACGATAGCAGACCACCAGAAGATGTTAGAACAACAGATACTAAAGTTTAACTTCAGGTCATTCACACAGGTTGTCATACTTGGTTCAACGACCTTCGTTCCATTCATGGAACTAAAGACAGCACACAGACGAGAGGTCGTGGAAGATATACTTGACATCAAGGTATTCTCCGTGATGCAAATGTTGGCGAAGATACGGATAAAAGAACAGGAAGAACAGACGAAAGATATATTGAGGGAACTGGATATCGTAACCTCTAAGATAGAGACACAGAAAGAAATGATAGAGAGGCTACAGGTCCGTAGTGATATAGAGATTGAGAGTGAGATAAAGAAAGTCACAGACAACACGGGCGCCATAGACAAATACAACACACACATACAAGGGTTACAGACAGAGATATCTAAACTCAGAAAAGATATAACGGACAAGGGTGGCATACAAGACAAGTCAACGAAACTACGAAACTTCGAGGCACAGTTTGAGAGTAAACTCAGAGAGTGTAACAAACACAAATCATTCTATGAGACACACGATGATTGCCCAACATGTAAACAAGCACTATCTAACAAACAGGAGATGATTGGTGATAACAACAGACAGATAATGAAATGGAACCAGGCACTAGAGGACGCTGACAAAGAGATACAATCATTGAGTAAGAGGTTAGAAAAGATACAGAGTGTTGAGACAGATATAAGAACCGTTGAGATAGATGTTGCGAAGTTTGAACAGAGTAAAATAGAGTTACACAATATTAACACAAAATTGACACATAAGGTAAACGAGTTGAAACAACAATCGAGTGATACTGGTGAAGCGAAGGGTAAGTTGTCAGAGTTAGAAGAACAACAAAAGGGTATCGATGAGAAGAAGTTGGTGAAGAGTGAGGAACTAGATTACCTACAGGCGGCAAAGACGATGTTGAATGATACGGGTATCAAAACAAAAGTCATCAAACAATACTTACCAATAATGAACCAGTTGATTAACAAGTATCTTGCCAGTATGGATTTCTTCGTAAACTTTAGATTAGATAATGAGTTCAAGGAGACGATACGAAGTAGATTCCGTGACGAGTTCTCATATGCCTCTTTTAGTGAGGGTGAGAAGATGAGAATAAATCTGGCACTACTATTCACCTGGCGTGCTATTGCCAAGATGAAGAACAGTATATCATGTAACCTATTACTACTAGATGAGATATTTGATAGTTCACTTGATGGTAGTGGTACGGACGACTTTCTCAAAATCTTAAATACTTTAGAGGGTGAGAATATCTTTATCATATCACATAAGACGGACATGATTGCTGATAGGTTTGCCAACGTATTAAAGTTTGAAAAAGCAGGGAATTTCACTAAGATTGTGGAGTAGGCTTGACTTTTTTGGCGTTTTGTGATATAATATAAAATATGAAAGTATTAATACCATACTCAACCCATTTTAAATTACATGAGACATCAACCTTTGATGCTCCCCTTAAATCAACCACGAATACTGGTAGAGTGGTAACTGGTGGTATAGAAAAGTTTTGTTACGATATATTTGACAACTACGAAGAGGCGATACCATTGTGTATTACTGATGAGATAAAAGAGAATAGAAAGACAAAACAAACGATACAAGACGCCATCACAAAACATAATCCAGACATGATATTATTCAATAATCCATGGTGGGGTAGAATGATGTTATCTTTTCAGATACCACTTATTTGTGTGATGCACGAACCTCTGGTACGTGATGTCCGTATGATTGAGTTGGGTAGTATATTAAAAGACCTAAACGATAACGGCACACACCTATACTTTGTGAGTCCAAATCAATATGACTACCACGTGGCATTGGCAAAGAGAATAAAGAATGTAGATTTTGGACCAATCAAGGGTTACATAAACTCATCTTATCTACCAGAAGATATGCCATTCAATGAAGAAAGTACATATGATGTATCTACTGTGGCAAGAAATGACCCAGAGAAGGCACCATTCATCATAAAGAAGAAATTAGAGAAAACAAATGTAACAAGTCTGGTTATGACGAATGACGCCACATATAAGAGTGACGCCAACAACGACTATGTAAAGAACAACCAACATTGGGATAATGTGATAAGGGGTGCCGACCATATACAGGTCTTAGAGAATATATCTAAATCAAAGGTATTCGTATCAACATGGCCAAGAGAGAGTTGGGGTATAACCGCGATGGAAGCATTAGGTTGTGGTGTGCCAACAATACTCTTTACTGACGATACCAATAAACATGCGTCAGAGAGGATTGCCGCAGACCCACTACACATAATGAAAGTTAAGAGGGCATGTAATGGTTCTTTCTTTGAGGAGTGTATCCATGCCCTATATACTATCACCAAACAACATAGGCGAGATATACAAGAGAAAACGATAGAGAAACATAGCCTAAATAGTTGGCTACATGGTATCAACGAAATGATTAATAAGAGGTATGATGATAAGATGGAATACAGTAACTTGGAAGGATTTATGTGATGGTAAAAGAAACGGCTAGATATGATAACTTCATGGAGAAGACACAGGTTAAGAATGACGATTACATCGCCACACTTGATAGACATGTTGAGGGTGATGAACTAATCGCTGACGCTGTGGTGGATCATACACAAAAAGAAACAAAACAAAAAGACGATACCTATAAAACAATATACATGGCATTTAGAAACCTAGATGACCTAGAAGATTTCTGTAAGAAGATTAACCAATCAATACCAGGTAACGTATCAGAGACATACTACCCAATCAAATCAACGAGTGAGGGCACGTCATTCTTGGCAGATGATGATGAACCAGTTGTGATAGATAGAAACAAGATAGAACCAAAGAAGGCAAAGAAATTTTTTGGCAAGATAAAGGCAGACAAGACAAGAGATAGTGAAGTACAAGACAACGCATGGCCCAAACATTGGAAGGGTATGCCAGAATTTAAACAAGAAGACAACGCACCATACAGAAAATTTTTACTACACTTTAGAACGAAGGAAGATTACAAGGAGTTTGGTGAGAAGATACAACAAGATGTGACAGAGAAAAGTAAATCTCTATGGCATCCAAAGTTAGAGATAACAAAAAATTTATTACTGAGATGGATCCAACCAAATGGTAGAACGAACCCAAGACACCCTTGTTATATTGTGAGTAAGGGTCGTAGTGATACGATGATTACGAGTAGAAGTCTGGCACGAATGGAGATACCACATTATATAGTTGTAGAACCACAAGACATGAACGACTACGATAAGGCACTAGATAACTTTAAGATACGACCATATGTAACTCTACTAGAGGCACCATTCTCCAATCACGGTGATGGACCTGGTCGTGCCAGAAACTGGGCATGGGACCATTCAATTAGTATAGGGGCAACAAGTCATTGGGTGTTCGATGATAATATCACAGACTTTTACAGATTACATAATAACAAGAGGATAAGATTTGAGAGTGGTGTAGGATTCCAAGTGATGGAAGATTTCGTTGATAGATACTCAAACGTTTATATCGCAGGACCACAATATCGTTTCTTCATCGCACCAGATAGTAACTATCCACCTTTTGTATCTAACACTAGGATATACAGTTGCCTATTAATTCGTAACGATACGAAACATAGATGGCGTGGTAGATATAATGAAGACACGGATATATGTTTACGAGTATTAAAAGATGGTGATGTGTGTGTCCAGTTTAATGCTTTCTTACAAGGTAAGGCTGCCACTCAAACAGTTAAGGGTGGTAACACGGCAGAATTTTATCATGCCGAGAATACAGAGAATGATGAGTTTAAGAAGACGGGTTATAATGTAGATGGCACGATAAACAAATCACAAATGTTGGTAGATATGCACCCAGACGTTGCGACACTTGTTTGGAAATATGGTAGATGGCACCACTTCGTGGATTACACACCATTTAAAGTGAACAAGTTAAAACTGAAAGAAGGTGTGGTATTACCAGAGGGTTCCAACGAGTATGGAATGGAATTAGTGACGAATTTTGACTGGAAAAGTGTACATTAGGCTGTGCGGAATGTCGCACCCTACCCAAAGTGTTGAAATATAACGTTTTTTTCTTTATCTTTTTTGAAAATAATTATTGACTTTTACCTCAAAATGGTGTAGGATATAAGAATAATAAAAAAAGAAAGAAAACATTATGAATATAGAAATACTTGAAAACGATATGACTAAACAAAACATCTTTAAATTTTTTGGTTCTCTTAAATCTACTAACGAGAGATTAGAGTTTGTCCAAATTATGAAAGATTTTTATCCTAACGTACATGATATTAATTGGGTTTCTGTTGAAGAAACCGTTATGAACGAGGCCTAGTCCATATGATAACTAAAGAACAAAAATCATCACTAGCGAAATTATTGGCTACAGAAAACATTACGGTACAACACCGTAATGTAGAGACGGCATACTTTGTGCCTAAACAGAGATTATTATGTCTCCCTATCTGGGAAGATATGTCTAACGATTTATATGATATGTTAGTTGGACACGAAGTTGGTCATGCTTTATATACACCAATCGAAGATGTACAAAAATTAAAAGAGAACAAGATACCACATTCTTATTATAACGTAGTAGAAGATATCCGTATTGATAAGAAGATGAAATTAAAATATCCTGGTCTAAGAAAATCTTACTACAATGGTTACAACGAATTACTAGAGAGAAATTTTTTCATGTTAGAAGATAGAGATATTAATGGCATGAGATTTATTGATAGACTTAATGTATATACCAAATCTGGTTATACGATGAATGATATCGAGTTTAACGATATCGAACAAGGGTTCGTTAAACGTTCAGAAAGTTTAGATACTTGGCAAGATGTTGAGAAGTTAGTCCAAGATATATTCGCATATTCTGGTACGGAAGAGTTTGACGAAGACCAGTATGAAGAAACGGAAGTTAACTTAACAGTAAGAGGTGACGGTGAGCAACAAGAGCAAGATACGGAAGATACTCCCGAAGATGGAACTGATCCTGTTCAAGGAGAAGAAGACGAAGAAGGAGAAGACGAAGACGGTAACAACCAAGAAGGTGGCGAAATCAAAAACGAAGCCTTAACTGATAAGGCTTTTGATGAACAAAAGAAGGCAAACTTTAAACCACAAGATAATGATTATATTGATAATCAGTATGTAACTCTACCTAAGAGAAAATCAAGTCTCGTAACAAACAAAGATGTTATTGCCTTGTTTGATGAACAACACTCTCATCTACGTGGTGGGTATTACCAGAAGTTTCAATCATTTAAGAGAAAACAGTTAAGAACTGTTAACTACATGATTAAAGAATTTGAAATGAAGAAATCTGCTGACGATTACAAGAGAACCAAGACTTCTAAAACTGGTATGTTGAATATGTCTAAACTACACCAATACAAATACAATGACGATATATTCAAAAGAATTGATATCACACCTGGTGCCAAAAATCATGGTATGGTATTAGTTGTAGATTGGTCGGGTAGTATGGATTCTTGTATGTATGATACGTTGATACAAACTGCTAACCTAGTTATGTTCTGTAAGGCTGTTCAGATACCTTGTAAAGTATATGCCTTCTCTGATGTTAACAAGTCACACTTTAAATTAAAAAGTGATGAGTATATTCCTTTCAATGAGAGATACGATAACACTCCATACATTTATGAGAATGATAACGAACTAATTATGGAGAATGTTACGATGATTGAGTTAGTTGATACAACTGTTAAAACTTCACAGTATAATGCCTCAATGGCATACTTTCATAAAGTTATAGATTACTTCTCACACAGAGGTTCTGGTAGATACTACCACTATGATGATGATAGAGATTACTCTTTCAAAATGCCTAACTGTATGAGACTTGGTGGTACCCCACTTGATAGTGCGATCCTACAATCTATCGATTTGGTAAATAACTTTCAGAAAGAATACAAAGTCCAGAAGATGACTACGATATTCTTAACAGATGGTTCTGGACATATCAAGGGTGCTTTCACTAAAGAGAGAGACCAATCAAAAGAACGAAGTCCATATAATGGTGATGTGAATAACAAATACAATGCCGACTACTCAAACGGACAACTTATAATACAAGATGGTAACTATCAATTCAAGTATAACGATAGACACAATACGAGAAGTGTATTTAAGGCTGCCCACGAGGGTATGTTCAATTACTTTAAACATAAGACTGGTAGCCAACTGATTGGATTCTATATCACTCATGGTAAGAATGTTAGTTTTTCTGATTTATCTTCCCACATATCTACTAAAAAAGAATATCTGCCATATGAGAAATACGAAGAATACAAAAAAGAGTTGAGAACAGATGGTTGTATCTCACTCAAAAACGTAGGGTATGATGAACTGTATATCTTACCTAAGTCTAAACTACAAGTTAAAGACGAAGAGGTGAATATCACTAATGATATGACTACGGCAAAAATGAAACAACAATTCCTTAAAAATTTCAAATCTAAGAAGGTTTCTAGGGTATTACTCAACAAGTTTATTTCGAAAGTTGCGTAAGTTGTTGAATTATAATGTTTTTAATTTTACGATTTTGGTTGACAAATCGCTAAAAATATGATAGGATATAAGAATAATTAAAAATAAAAAAAAAATAGTGAGGACTATATTATGACTAACTTGAATAACGATAAGATTAAATTTATTGAACTTGCTCACCAAGAGAATGGTTCTTTTGAGATTACTACTCAACAAATCAAAAACATTGAAAATACTTTCAACGTTGATGGTAGTTGGGTATCACACTGGAGATATAAGGATCAAGTGGCTAGAAAAGGTAGAGGTAAATATGTTTTACCAAATATCATAAACCCAAGTAAAAACATTAAACAAAATGTTTCTACACCTAAACCACAAGAACCTGCGAAGGGTCGTATCGCTGTTGCCGAGAGTATTAAAGAAAATTTGGTACCTTCAAAAGAGGAGACTTTTGTACCCTTTGGCAACTTTAAAGATATAAAGAATATCATTAAGTCTAAGATATTCTATCCAACATTCATTACCGGGTTATCTGGTAATGGTAAAACTTTGGGTGTTATCCAGAGTGCCGCAGAGTTAAAGAGAGAACTCATTAGAGTTAACATAACAATCGAAACTGACGAGGACGATTTACTTGGTGGTTTTAGATTACAAGACGGTCAAACAGTTTGGCACGATGGTCCAGTAGTTGACGCTATGAAACGTGGTGCTGTTCTATTGTTAGATGAGATTGATTTGGCTTCTAATAAGATTATGTGTCTTCAACCAATACTCGAAGGTAATGGTGTCTTCCTCAAGAAGACTGGTACCTTTGTAGAACCTACTAATGGTTTCAATGTTATCGCAACTGCCAATACTAAGGGTAAGGGTTCTGATGACGGTAGATTTATTGGTACTAATATAATGAACGAGGCATTCTTAGAAAGATTCCCAGTAACTTTCGAACAAGAATACCCTAATGCTAAAACTGAACAAAAGATTTTAGATAACGTTATGTCCGCATACAACTTAAAAGATACTGACTTTACAGGCAATCTTGTTAAGTGGGCAGATGTTATCCGTCGAACCTTCTTTGATGGTGGGGTCGATGAAGTTATCGCAACGAGAAGGTTGGTACATATCATTAATGCTTTCGCTATCTTTGGTAATAAACTAAAGGCAGTGGAAGTATGTATCAATCGTTTTGACGATGACACTAAAAAGAGTTTCCTTGATTTATACACTAAAGTGGACGCAGGCGTTACACTCGATGAGTTAAACCAAGGAACTTCCAATGATGGTGAGGAACTTATCTCCGAAGATGAGTAAACCCATTTTTCATAATGTAGACCTCAGGGTGGTGTGTCAAGGCACCACCCATTTTTTTGTAAAGGTGGTGATTTAATGATAGAGGTGAAAGTTAGAAATAACAATGTTGAGAAAGCAATAAGACAACTAAAGAAAAAAGTTATGAAGGAAGGTATTCTCAAAGAGGTAAAGATGAGACAATACTATGAGAAACCAACGCTAAAGAGACAACGTAAGGATAAAGAAAATCTGAAACGTATTAACAAATTAAAGAGACAAAACGAGAAGTTTCTTTAATAACCCTAAAGGAGAATATCATGGGAAGACGTAAAATGACGAATGAAGAAAAACTATTAAATGCCTTAAACAGAGGCGATAGACTTTTCTGGAACGAAGTAAGATCCAAGTTTGGTATTACATCACCAGCAACTGCCGTTAATAATCTAAGGGCAGATGGTAACTGTATATACAGAAACAAAGTAAAAGCGGGTACTTACTATAAAGTAGGGAAACCATCAAAAGCAATCATCGCGGCAGGGTTCGCGGCATTGGAAAATACTGCTCAAGCATAAATAGTTAACACAGGCTATTCGTAAGTCCTGGTGTTAGTTGCCTCTCGTAAAGCGCAACTTTAAGTCTTTTTTAGGGTTTAGACTTGTAAAAAACAAAACCCTAACTATATAAATAGTAGTGTACGCCATAATGGGTACATTATTTAACTTGCTAAACAGGAGTAACACTATGAATAGCACAAGAAATTTATCAATATGGAGTGATTTGAGACCTTACAGTATAGGTTTTGAAGATATCTTCCGTCACTTTGACTTACATTTAGATACTAAGTCAACAACATTTCCACCATATAATATCGTTAAAGGCAAAGACGACCTAAACTGGACGATTGAACTGGCACTTGCCGGGTACAATAAGAAGGATATAGATGTCCACTACGCTGATAACCAATTGACTATAAAATCAATCCACAAAGACGAAGGTGAAACTGAAACAATACACAGAGGTATTGCTAAGAGACATTTCACTAGAACCTTTACTGTGGCTGATGAGGTTGAGGTAAAAGGTGCCGAGATGGTAGACGGTATGTTGATGGTTGCTTTAGAGAAGATTGTCCCAGAGGGCAAGAAACCTAGAACAATTGACATTTCATAAATTTTTTGGGCGGGGGTAATCCCCGCCTTATTGACGGAGTATATTATGTTTAGTTATCTAGGTGGCAAGAAGTTTCAGGCGAATTGGATCGCTGACCACTTCCCAGAATTTGACAATTATATAGAACCATTTGGTGGTGCCATGTGGGTATATTTTCAATCGAGTGTGAATGGTCAACTAAACATCTACAACGATTACAACAAGTATCTGGTAAATGTATTCGAGTGTGCTACCAGACAACCTAAGACATTATTAAAAGAACTGAACAAACTAGAGGTTCAGAATAGACAACTATTCGAAACGATACAGAAAGAATTACTACCACTAGATGGCAACTTCAAGTCACCAGATTGTGAGGTGGCTGCCAAGTATCTCTATGTTGAGTTACAGACATTCTCTGGTCTCACATGGGATAAGGCAAAGTATGTTGACCTGAAGGGCAAGTATAAGTCCAAGTATAATCACTTCATCGACAAGTTGAGTAATCAGAAATACATAAGAAAACTAAACGACCTAGACGCCTACAACATGAACTGGCGTGAGTGTATAGAGTGGTTTGATGGCAAAAAATCTTTCTTCTATATCGACCCACCATACTACAACATGGAGTTTTACTACACACAGAATTTTGATAACGACCAACACAGACAACTATCAGACGTATTGAGGACCATCAAGGGTAAGTTTGCCCTATCGTATTATGACTTCGAGGCATTAAAGAGGTGGTACCCTAAAGATAGATTTAGGTGGGTCACCAAATCATTCAACAGGCAGAATAGTAGTAAGAAGAAGAATACCGCAAAGGGTGATGAGATACTCATTATGAATTACTAAATAGTAGCATGTTAAAATTTTCTGAACATAGGGATCTCAACGAAGGACTATTTGACGGATTCGTTAATTTTATCCGTAAGGCATATAATGGTATCGTNAATGGATTTAAGAAGGCATTTTCAGCATTGACAAATGTTAAGATGGGTGATATAAAGNNGGTGAAGGTTCCAACTATGGTAAAAGAAGAAGAGGCAAAACAAGATAGTAAATCCAGACTTGGATATTACTCTGAGTATGTTTGTGGTCAGGCACTGGCAGAACTGATTGAGAGTAAAGGGTTAAATCTACCTGGCACACAATCAAGTAAAACATTCGCTAAGGCCAAGAAAACATTCCACGATAACAAACTAAAAACATTAACAAACTATTCATCATTGGCAAGTGAGATACAGAGGATGGAAGATGGTGGTAAGGCGATGGCAGAGAGTATCTTCTCAGATATGTTGGCAGAGACCTCAGACCTAAAGATTACAAACTTTGATATACAACTGACTGGTGATAGTCTAAAGGGTGAGAGTAAAGCAGATATAGTTTTATCTGCTCGTAAGAAAGACAAAGGTGCGGTCGTAAAAGAGATTGCCGCAAGTCTAAAGGCATATAAATCATCTAGTATCAACCTGGCAAACTCAACACTACTATCTTTATTCGCAAGTCTAACTAAGGATAAGAACTTCACATCTAAGGCATTAGAGAAGGCACAAAAGGTCATCTATGATACGATGTTGAAAGCCGCGAGTAAAGACCTAGGTAAATCAAAAGCGATTGCGTTATTAACGAACAAGATAAGGAACGCTAACGAGAAAAAGTTATTTAAGAAATACAAAGACATAGGTCGCAAGGCGAGTAAAGAGACACAGACAAATACGGCAAGTATCATTGTCAAAGAATTTAATGTCGTATATAAAAAGAACAAGAAGAAGATAAACGAGAATTTATTGGAACTAATTGGCATGGATGGTAGTGACGATTTTTATGCCTCTATTGGTGAAGGTAAGAAGATGAGAGTATTGTCCTCTAAACAATCACCAGAACTTCAAAAGTTTCTACAAGAGGTACGTAGTAAATTTTTGACTATCGTTATGACACCTAAACCAGGTAAGGCAGGACGTGCCAGTGTTACCGTTGACTTGATGATTGGTAAGACGATGTTATCATCATCTAGTATTACAATGACGGATACAGGTATTGGGTCAGGTGCGATGACGAAATCGACAGGTCAAATCAAAACTAATTTTTGGTTTAACTTTAATAATTTTTAGGCTTGACTTTTACGGTCAAGTGTGATATAATGTTGTTATGTATAAATTTAAAGAGAATATTATTATTGGTGATGTGAAGAAATACATAGACGAAACCTATTCGTCTCACTACTCATCTACAAAGAAACAAGCAACTGAAATCATCATCGACCAAGGTCATGGTGAAGGATTTTGTATGGGTAATATATTAAAGTATGCCCAACGATATGGTAAGAAAGATGGCAAGAATAAGGCAGACCTTATGAAAGTTATCCACTATGCCATCATACAGTTATCCCAAGACCACTATACGAACGAGAAGAATTTATTTGATACCCTCAAAGAAGATTTGATTGAACATGATATTGGTAAGTGGGACGACAACCAACCACTTCGAAACCCGATGGCGGAGAAGTTAAACAACCCTAATGACTAGGAGATTATATAATGAAAATAAGTGACACTACAAAAGAGATACTTAAAAACTTTAGTGAAATCAATCCTAACTTGATGATTACACCAGGTAAGACTATTAAGACTATCTCAACAATGAAAAACATTTTGGCGACGGCAGAGGTCGAAGAAGACTTCCCACAAGATATCGCCATCTA